TCAACGAGGGCATCGTGCCGACCAAGAGCACGAGCACGCAGATCACCGATTCGTGCGGCATGCTCGAGACCTATTCGGAGATCGACAAGGCGCTGGCCGACCTCAACGGCAATACCGCCGCCTATCGCCTGTCCGAGGATCGCGCCTTCCTCGAAGGGCTGACGCAGCAGCTCGCCGGCGTGCTGTTCTACGGCAACACCGCGACCAATCCCGAGCGCTTCATGGGATTCTCGCCGCGCTACAACACGACCTCGACGGCGACGTCGCAGACCGCCAACAACTTCATCTCCGGCGGCGGCGCGGGCTCGGACAACACGTCGATCTGGCTGGTCGGCTGGGGCGACCTCACCGTGCACGGCATCTTCCCCAAGGGAAGCAAGGCCGGCCTGTCGATGAAGGACCTGGGCGAGCAGACGCTGCTCGATGCCGCGGGCAACCGCTACCAGGGCTATCGCACGCACTACAAGTGGGACGCGGGCCTTACGGTGCGCGATTGGCGCTACGTCGTGCGCATCGGGAACATCGACGTGTCGGACCTCGCGGGCGCGACGCCGGCCGACCTCGTCAAGCTGATGATGCGGGCGATGAACAAGATCCCGAACATCAAGATGTGCAAGCCCGCCTGGTACATGAACCGTACCGTCAAGCAGTGGCTCGACATCCAGCGCAACCTCGGCGCCGCCGTCTCGAACACGACCAACAACAGCAACATCCGCCGCACGCTCGACGAGAGCGACGGCCGTGTCTTCGACAGCTTCGGCGGCATCCCGATCCGCAAGTGCGACCAGATCACGCTGGCCGAAGCGACCGTGTCGTAGGCGGCCCAGTCGCAAGCGGTATCCCAGGAAAGGAACCCTCATCCATGATGTACGACAAGCTCAACACGTTCGGCACCGACCAGGCGGTCACCACGACCGCCGCGTCGACCGACATCATCGACTTCGGCGCCGTCCGCGACGTCGGCAACGGCGAGCCGCTGGAGCTGGTGATTCTCTGCACGGAGACCGTCACCGCCTCGGGCGCCGCGACCGTCACCTTCACCCTGGAGACCGACGACAATGCCGGTTTCTCCTCGACCCTGGTGCTCGCGAGTTCGGGCGCCGTCGGCAAGGCCGCGCTGACCGCCGGCGCCGAGGTGCTGCGCGTGAAGGTGCCGCTCGATGCCGAGCGCTATTTGCGCACCAACTACACGGTGGCCACCGGCCCGCTGACGGCCGGCAAGTTCACCGCGTTCCTCGCCCACGACCGTCAGGCCAGCAGGGCCTACGCGTCCGGCTTCACTGTGAGCTGAGCGGAGGCATCGACATGGCCCAGAAGAACGACAAGAGCGACAAGTCCACGGAGTACGTCGTCGTCGACAATCCCTTCTACGACGGCGTGCAGCTCCATCCGATCGGCGCGCGAATCCTGTGGTCCGGCCCGCCGGGCCTCTCCCTGGTCCCGGTCGGCGCGCCGCGCCGCCGCAGCGGTGCCGAGGCGCCGATCTTCGGCGATCCGCTGGCCGGCCGTGGCGACGGCACGCCCGTCAAGGCCGCCCGTCCGGGCGATCAGGTCGTCCTCGTTCAGTGAAGAAGCAGGGGCCGGTCGAGGAGGCCGGCCTCACCTCTCCGCAGGAGAAGCATATGGCTCAAGACATCGCCTACCAGTCGTCGACCGGCCGCGGCAACGTGCCGGTCTCCGAGGCGCGGCCGCTGCCGGTCGTGCTCACCGGCCTCACGGGGACGGCATTGACGCGATCGACCGTGACCATGACGGGCGTCTCGGCGCCGCTGGTCGCCGCCGATGCCGCGCGCCGCATCGTCATCGTCTGCAGTGCGAGGAGCAATGGCGACGCCGCCTTCGATCCCACGGGCGGCACCTGCGCGCTCGACGCCGGCATTCCTCTGGCAGGTGGCGACACGGTGCAGATCACGGGCAAGGAGGCGCAGAGCGCCATGACGCAGTTCGGCACGAACGGCCAGACGCTCACCGTCTTCGTGGGGTCCTGACGATGCCGGTCGCATTCCTCAACCGCGTGCGCGGAGGCGCCTCGCGCGCCTTCGATGCCGACGTGCTGGCCTGGGAGGCGGCGGTGATCGCCGCAGGCGGCTCGGTGTCGCTCGCACGCCGTGTCGTGGTCGATCAGTTCGTGTTCAGCGAGAAGGCCTCGGGCGCCTGGATGCTGACCGACGATTACTGGGCGCTCTGGGCGGAGAATGCCCCACAGGCGCTGGTATCGCTGAAGCAGAAGCGCACGGCCACGCCGGTGAACACGCCGGCATTCACGGCCGACCGGCACTATACGTTCGACGGCGCCACGAGCTACCTCAACACCGGCTTCATTCCCGGTTCGCACGGGATCAACTACACCGGGACGAGCCAGCGGATCGCCGCCTACGAACGAACCAACCTCAGTGCATCGGGTGCTGTGGCAGGAACGCGGATCGGCACCAGCAGCAGTATTTCGATCATCCCGCGCAATGGCACCGCATTCTCCGGATCCACGAACAATAGTGCCGGCAGTGTGAGCTTCACGCTTTCCGTCGTCGACAGCCGCGGCCTCAAGGCGCTCAGCCGCGCTGGCGGTGGAACGACGGCGCTCGGCTACGATCGAGGTGTGCGGCTTACCGACGCCACCGGGCTCACCGTCGGTTCGTCGGCGCCGGCAGTGGCGCTTTCGATCGGCTGCATCAACAGCAACGGCACGCCGATTTCGCTTCGGGCCGCATCGGTCGGGTTCGTGGCGATCGGCGGCCCGCTCTCCGATGCCCAGGAACTGGCCCAGTACAGCGCCGTGCAGGCGTGGGCGACCTCCGTCGGAGCCAACGTATGAGCCTGTTCATCATCCTGACGGCTGCGCAGGCCGATGCGGTGCGCGGGTCCACGATGCCTCCGGCCGCGCTCGATCCGATCGAGCGCCGCGACGGCGTATTCATCCTGGGCCTCACCGTCCTCTCCGATCCGGCGCACGCGATGCACCACGCACTGTTGTCGGGCCTTCCGCGGCTGGACAGCGCCGATCCCGCGTTTCCGCCGGAGATCGAGGCATGAGCATGGAGCGGGACCACATCATCCTCCCGCGCGAGGCGCTCGACGCCATGCTCGAGGATGCCGCAGAGCGCGGGGCGCGCAAGGCACTGACCGGCATCGGGCTCGGCGACGAGAAGGCACCGGAGCACATCCGTGGCCTGCGCGACCTGTTCAACATGTACCGCACCGTCCGCGACGGCGCGCTGAAGCAGATCGGCCAGGGGCTCGCGCTCGTGCTGATCGGTGCGCTGGTCTTCTTCGCGTCGACCAAACTCCCCAACAAGTAGGTGAAGCATGAGCCATGCGGCCAATTCCCTGCTGGTCACGTCCGAAGCAGGCCTCGCCCTGATCAAGGCGTTCGAGGGGCTGGAGACGGCGGCCTATCCCGATCCAGGCAACAGGATCACCGGCGAGCCCTGGACGATCGGCTACGGCCATACGCGCGGCGTCCGCCGCGGCGACACCTGCACCGAGGAGCAGGCCACGGCCTGGCTGCGCGAGGACCTGCATGCCGCCGAAGGCGCGGTGCGGCACCTGGTCGACGTGCCGCTGGCGCAGGGCCAGTTCGATGCGCTGGCGAGCTTCGTCTTTAACTGCGGGGCCACGGCCTTCAGCAACTCCACGCTGCTGCGGCTGCTCAATGCCGGCGACGTCGCGGCAGCGGCGGGGCAGTTCAAGCGCTGGAATCGAGGGGGCGATGGCGTGCTGCCGGGCCTTGTCCGCCGTCGCGCCGCCGAACGCGACCTTTTCATCTCACAGGAGACTGGCTGATGCCTTTTCTGCCGATGCTGCTCGGCCTCGCGCCGACCGTCGCCTCGTGGATCCTGGGCGACAAGACCGGCGCCGCCGTGTCGAAGGTGACCGGCATCGCCCGCGACATCCTGGGCACCGACACGGCCGATGGAATCGAGCGCGCGATCGCCGCCGACCCCAATCTGGCGCTGCAGTTCCGCATGGCCGTGATCCAGGCCGAGGCTGATTCGCGCCGGCAGGAGTTCGATACGCTGCAGGCGCAACTCGCCGACGTCCAGAGCGCCCGCAACCAGACCGTCGAGCTGGCGAAAGCGGGCTCGGCCATCGCCTGGGGCGCGGTCGTGGTCAGCGTGCTGGTGACGGCTGCCTTCATGTCGGCGCTGTGGTTCATCGTGCGCCAGGAGATCCCGCTCGCCTCGCGCGAGATCGCCTACATCCTGCTGGGCACGCTCGGCGCCAAGTTCGGCGACATCGTCGCCTATTGGGTCGGCTCCAGCTCGGGTTCGGCGCAGAAGAGTGCGGCCCTCGAGAAGGCCGTGGCCGGGGGAGGGCGCTAGATGCCGGCCGACACCGACATCGCGAACATGGCGCTGAGCCGTCTCGGCACGCGCGCCACCATCGCCGATCTCTCCGAGAACAGCACCGAGGCCCGCCAGATCAAGCTCTGGTACGCCACCGTGCGCGACGACCTTCAGTCGCTGGTCGACTGGAACTTCAATCGCGTGAGCCAGGCGCTCGCCTCGTTGGGCACGCCGCCGGCACGCTGGGCGTCGAGCTACGCCTATCCGTCGGATTGCCTGAAGATGCGGCGGCTCGACTTCGGCACCGCGAGCTGGGTCGCTGGCGACCCGGCGAGCGACTTCGAGATCGCGTCGGACGGCAGCGGCACCTTCCTCTACTGCAACGAGGACAGGGTCTCGGCGGTCTACGCCCAGCGGGTGACCGATCCGGCCCGCTTCACGCCGGGCTTCGTCCTGGCCCTCGTCGATTGCCTCGCCGCGGCGGTGGCCCATGCCATCACCCAGAAGGCCGATCTCGCCGAGATGCTGCTCAGACGAGCACAGGAGCGCATCGAGCGCGCCCGTGCCGACAGTGCCAACGAAGGCATCGCGCAAGGTGATGCCGAGCGGTTGGCGCAGAGCCTGGTCGTCCGCGATTTCGACTGGATGGGAGACGGTACATGACGACTCCGACCATCCTGCCGAGCTTCGCCGCCGGGGAACTCTCCCCGGCGCTGCACGGCCGCGTCGATCTCGCGAAGTACCAGGTCGGCCTGGCGACGTGCCTGAACTGGTTCGTGCATCCCTTCGGTGGCGTCAGCACGCGCGCCGGCACGGCGTTCGTCGGGGAGGTCTACCGCCATACCGGCCGCTCGCGGCTTGTCCCGTTCGCCTTCAACACGACGCAGACCTACGTGCTGGAGTTCGCCGACCAGAAGATGCGCGTCATCAAGGACGGCGGATACGTGCTGGAATCGGCGCTCACGATCACCGGGATCACGCAAGCCAACCCGGGCGTGGTGAGCACCAGCGGCGCGCATGGCTTCTCCAACGGCGACATGGTCTGGCTGGAAGGCATCGCCGGGATGCCGGAGCTGAACCGGCGTCGCTACGTCGTCAACGGCGTCACGGCCTCGACCTTCGAGCTGGACGTGACCACCGTCGGGCTCGGCCCCTGGACCTCCGGCGGCACGGCGGCGCGGATCTACACGCTCGGCACGCCCTACGTGACGGCCGATCTCGCCCGCCTGAAGTACGTGCAGAGCGCCGATACGATGACGCTCACCCACCCGTCTTATGCGCCGCGCACCCTGACCCGCACCGGGCACACCGCGTGGACGCTGACGACGACGACCTTCGCCCCGACCCAGCAGCCGCCGACCGGCGCCGCGTCCGACAGCCCCGGCTCGTCCTACAGCTACGTCGTGACCGCGGTGAGCGAGGAGACCGGCGAGGAAAGCGTGTCGTCCGCCGTCGTCACCTCGGCCGACCAGACCTCGACCGTCTCGTGGACCGATGCCACCGGTGCCGGCTCCTACAACGTCTACAAGGCCAGGAACGGGGTGTACGGCTTCATCGGCCGCGCGCCGGACGGGTCGCCGGGCTTCACCGACACCTCGATCGAGCCCGACACGTCGGATGGGCCGCCACAGGCCAAGAACCCCTTCGACGCTGCCGACAAGTATCCCGGCTGCTCGACCTACCACGAGGGCCGGCAGTGGTACGCCCGCACCAACACCAAGCCGCAGACGCTCTATTCGTCGGCCTCGGCCGCCTTCAACAACATGAACACCTCGACGCCGTCCAAGGACAGCGACGCCATCACCCGCACCATCGCCAGCCGCGAGGTCAACGAGATCCGGCACCTGCTCAGCCTCAACGTGCTGCTGGTCTGGACCTCGGGCGCGGTGTGGAAGGCATGGGCCGGCGCACAGGCCGATGTGATGACGCCGGCCAATTGCGCGGTGAAGCCGCAGAGCTACGAGGGCATCGCCGATATCCCGCCGATCGCCACGGAGAGCAGCGCGGTCTACGTCACGGCGTCGGGCAAGAAGGTCCGCGACGTCGCCTATGAGTTCGCGTCGGACAGCTTCCAGGGCCGCAACGTCTCGATCCTCGCCGGCCATCTGTTCGAGGGCTGCACGATCGAGGAATGGGCCTATGCCAAGGACCCCGACGGCATCATCTGGTGCGTGCGATCCGATGGCGTCCTGCTGGGCTTCACCTACCTGAAGGAGCACGACGTCTATGCCTGGCACCGGCATGTGACCGATGGCCTCGTCGAGAGCGTCGCCTGCGTGACCGAAGGCAGCGAGAGCGCCCTGTATCTCGCCGTGAAGCGGACCTTGAACGGTCAGACGGTGCGCTACGTCGAGCGCATGGCCTCGCGGTACTTCCCCGACGTCTATTCCTCCTGGTGCGTCGATTCCGGCACCGGCTACAACGGCTGGAACACCGACGCCACCCGCACCCTGACGCTGAGCGGGGCGGCCTGGAATGCCGGCGACACCGTCATCGTCACCGCCGACGGCCACGCGCCGTTCACCGCAGCCTCGGTCGGCACGCAGTACATCCTTCGCAGCGGCCAGAACCAGGTCACGGTGACGGTGACCGCCTACACCGATTCCAGCCATGTGAGCGCCACCCTCGACATGGCGCCCGATGTCTCCGTGCAGGCGACGGTGATCCCGGATTGGGCGCTGGCGTCGATCACGCTGGACGGGCTGTGGCACCTTGAGGGCCGGGCTCTCGCCATCCTGGCCGACGGGTCGGTGCAGCCCACGGCGACGGTGAGCCGCGGCAGGATCACGCTCACCCGCGCCGCCGGCCGGATCGTGGCAGGGCTGCCCTATGTCTGCGATCTCGAAACCCTCAACATCGAGGCCGGCCCGCCGACGCTGCAGGGCCGCCTCAAGGTCATCAACGAGGTGACGCTGCTGGTGAGGGATACCCGCGGCCTGTCGGTCGGTCCGACCTCGTCGCGCCTCGTCGATATCAAGGAACGGCTGGGCGAGAACTACGGCTATCCCACCATGCTGGTGACCGGCGACGAGAAGGTCCTGATCGATCCCTCATGGAACACGCAGGGCCGGGTGTTCGTCCGCCAGTCCAACCCGCTGCCCGCCACCGTCGTCGCCATCATCCCCCGCCTCGAAGCAGGAGCCTGATCCCATGGCCCTCAGCACCACGACCCGCAAGGTCATCTTCAACGGGAACGGCTCCGCGACCGTCTTCCCCTACACCTTCCCGATTCCCGCCGCGTCCTGCCTGTCGGTGATCTACACCGACGACGCCGACGTCGAGACCACGCTGTCACCCAGCGAGTACACGGTGACCGGCATCGGTTCGGCCTCGGGCGGCAATGTGACCTACACCCGGTCGGGCTCCGCGATCGCCAGCGGCACGAAGCTGACCATCGTGCGGACCGTGCCCTATACCCAGCTCACGGTTCTGTCGAACCAAGGCGGCTACTATCCCGAGATCGTCGAGGGCCGGTTCGATCTGGTCTATATGGCGCTGCAGCAGCTCGCCGAGATCGTCGAGCGCTACACCGTCAGCAACATCAGCGACCCCACCACGGAGCAGAGCAATTACGCCCTGATCCAGGCCCTGCAGCAGATGGACCTGCTGACCACGGATGCCGACCTGCTGACCCGCGTCTCCGGCGCCTATGCCCGGCTGGCGCGCGGCAATCCCGGCCAGTATCTCGGCGTCTCCGGTGGCGGCGCGCTGCAATGGCAGACGCCGTCGTCGCTCTCCTTCTCCGGGGTGCGTCAGACCGTGAGCGCCGGGCCCGTCACCTCTGCGGGCCTGCCCAGCCTGCTGCCCTCGACCACCACGGCGACGCTCAATCTGACATCGCAGAACGTCTCCTCGACCTATCCGCTGGTCGCCACGGCGGCGGGCGGCTGGTCGAACGCGACCGGCGCCCCTGTCGACACCATCGG